CACCCTCGATCGGGTTCATGTTTTCTTTTTCTCGGATCTCGTTCACCGACAGCCAGCCCCAGTTGCGAGCGACCGAGTACGACTGATAACGGGCAGCGATCTCGCCCCGTAATTTCCCGTCTACATTAAACTCGAAAAAGAAACTCCCCTTGTCTTTCGGCCTGATAATTTTGCGATTAAGCTGCTGCTCCCAACGCACTAGCCACGGGCGCAGGGTATCCACGACGAAGCTGATTTCCATCTGTTCGAGGGAGTTGTAGCTCGTCTTGGAAAGATCCTTAAGTTTGTTCGGTGGTAGGTTAAACCAGCGGGCGATCTCGATGATTTGAAACTCTCTCGACTGCAAGAACTGCGAGTCATCGGGAGGCACGCCGATGGCTTCCCATTTGAGGCCCGCTTCCAACAGGGCGACCCTGTGAGAGTTTGCACCACCGGCATGAAGTTCTTCAAACGATCTGCGAAGGTTCTGCCTTGCTTCGGGTGAGAGTTGACCAGGGAAAGTCAGCACGCCACCGGGCCGAGCTCCTCGGCCAAAGTATCCAGCACCGAAGCTTTCAATCGCCATCGATAACCCGATCGACTGTCGGGCAAGGCCGATCACGCTGATGCCCGAGATACCATCGAACGACAGACCGGGGATGTGCAACATATTGCCAGCGGTGATGAAGGACTTTCCCCGGTTGAGTTCGTAGTAAAGCTCACCCGAGTCGGTGCGCCTGGGCGTTACCATAGTCGGGTCGATGGGCCAGAGCTCGACCACATTGCCCTCGAGGTCACGCACGATTTCAGAGTAAGAATTTCCATGAAGCAACAAGTGCGCCATCGAAGCCTCACGCCATTGCAGCGAGCTCATCTCGGGATTAGGTTCATCATGAAGGAGCGTGTGCAGCGGGTTCGCTTTTGCGTGTGCCTTGCCACCACCCGGCAGGCGTTCGTAGTAGTTGAGCGGTAGACTCGAAACCGACTCGGCAATGCACCTGACCGCAGCATATACGGCAGAGTAGGTGAGGGCCGTATCGGGTGTGACGCTGACGCCCGAGTCAGTTGATGCGCCACCGAAGAGCTCATTCAAGCGAGGGTCTTTCAGGTTGCCACCACTAAGGGAAAGCGCCCGAGAGATAAAGCCTTTTATGCGTTCAATCATAGTAGTGTTATTCCTTGGGTGTCGTATATGTTGGTTGCGTTTAAGCTGCTTACTTGCGCCCGACCTAAAGCCATAATTGTTGCCACGATGCCATCGATTTTCTCGACCGCTTTTCCCTTGTGCATTTTGATGTTGCCTGCGTTGTCTCGCTCGACTTGCACATTTGAAAACATCCATCTGAGTACCGGGTTGCCATCGTGTGCGATCTTCTCAGAGAGCACCAAGACCTCTAACTCTTTCGAGGGTGCGGTCATCGCTGCGAAGCCTTGCCCGAAGCCGACAAGCCAATCGGGTCGCCCGTTGTTCTTGCCGAGCGTTTCGAGATCCTTACTGATCTGGTTAATATTCCAGCGATCGACTGCGATCTCTTGGATGTTGTACTTTCGGGCCAGTCCATCAATGACCGCCACGACTGCCCTATAGTCGAGCGATCGCCCTGGCGTAGTCACGATCAGACCTTGGCGCTCCCAGTCATCAAGCCGGTGCTTGTTGTTTCTTTCTCGTTCCCTCGCTGCGTCTGCGGGTGCGAAGAAGGTCGGCAAGATCCAGTAGGGTTCGTTCGTTTCGATAGGCGGGAAGAGCAGCACGAACGCCGTTAAGTCGAGGGTTGATGAAAGATCAAGACCACCGAAACACATTCGACCGGAAAGGTCAGGGAGATCGCGGGAGCACGCATCCCAGCGCTCGAGCGAGATCCATCTCGTCTCCTGCGATGTCCACTGGTTCAGATGTAGCCTGCGGAAAGCGTTCTCTCTTGAGGGGTTTGCTGATGCCTCTGCGACTGCCTTGACAAAATAGTCTTCCTTTACCGTGACGCCATAGTTCGGGTTGGCTTGTTTCCAAGTCGATTCAGACTTCCAATCGCCTGTTGAGGTGTAGATTTTGCTATAGAAAGTCGGGTCGTGAATGAGCTTATCGTTGACCCCTTCGGCATACTGGCGAAGCTCCCAGCATAGACTCTGGCGATCATGCCCTGCGGTAGTCAACGCGAGCGTGAGCGGTTGCCTTCGTGCGCCGGTGCTGGTTGTTAACACATCCCATAGCTCTCGATTCGGCTGAGCGTGCACCTCGTCCACGATCACACCATGAGCATTGAGCCCGTGTTTGGTGAAGGCATCCGAGGATAGCGATCTGTAGAACGAGTTCGAGCTTTTATGCTCGATGGTTTTGTTGCGATAGATGCGGAGCATTGTTGAGAGGTTTGGGTTCTCCTCGATCATCTGGCAGGCTTGGTCAAAGACGATCGAGGCTTGATCTTTGTCGGATGCTGCGCTGTAGATTTCCGCACCCTCTTCACGATCAAGGCAGAGCAAGAAGAGAGCGATGCCCGCTGCGAGAGTTGACTTACCGTTCTTTCTGGGCACCTCGAGGTAGGCGGTGCGGTATTGGCGCAGGCCATCTTTGCGCACCGTCCCGAAGAGTTCATTCAAGAACTGACGCTGCCATTCAGCCAGGACGAAACCCGTGCCAGCCCACTCGCCCTTCGTATGGCGCAAGTGGTCACCAAAGAACCGAACGATCGGGTGATCTTTCGGTGTGACCGGCTTCTTTTTCCTTGGCGCTCGGGTTGTTATTGGATCGCCCTCATGATGTCGATGATGCCATCTTTGCCGCCGTTGGTTGACTGAAGATTCGGACGAGATGCGGGTGTTAACCCGAACTGGCATTCAAGTTTTAAAAGTTGGTCGTGCATTTTGCAACTCACCATGTAAGGCGGGGTCTCTTTGTAACCCTTCGGGCGTTCGTCATCACCCATGATCTCGATATGCGTTGGAGTTCCAGCGCTCAAAGAAGCTTCCGCATCGATCCACCTGACGAGGCAGATCGCATAACGAGAAAGCGACGAGCCATCGATCTCGGTGAGTACGCCAACACGGAACAACGCCTCGCTCATCTGGTCGAAGATAATCTTTTCACGGGCCCCAAGAAACTCAGGCGAGTCGAGTTGCGATGCGCTCGGAGCGGGTTCGCCTGGGCGCGTCTTCGCACGCCACGACCCTCGCATTTTTAGTATCGCCGTCGGTGTTTTTTTTCTACCTTTCATACCACTACTCCATAAACATCATGAAAAAGGCCCAAAATCGTGAATCTTTGTCCACGCATACCACGCGAGGTACTTTGACCCCTCTTGAAACAAAACAGACGCCCCTCCCCTTTTTTGCTCCAAAAATGGTCATTTTTGAGGCCTCGCAGAAAGCTTGACGAAACCACCACCGACGCGGTCTTCATGCCATGTCTTGAGTGCGTGGCACTTGTGGCATAGGGTCTGGAGGTTGTCGAGGGAGTCGGTGCCACCGTGACTCTTAGCGACGATGTGATCGACATCAGTGGCAGGCGCCGCGCATCGGACGCAGAGCGGAGAGCGAGCGAAGGCAAGCTTCCTGAGTTGCTTCCATTGATGACCATAGCCACGACGGGAAGGCGAGAGCCTAGGTGCTCGGCACCCAGGCGCATCGTGGAACCTGACCTCATGTCGTGGGGGCTTATGTGATCTCATGGTTGCTCCGGGAAGGTGTTGTACTCGGTGTGCGAGTTCGACCTAGTCATCTCGGTCGTGATCCACCAGCCACCAAGCGGCCGAGCTGCGGCACCTCTTGAGATGTGCCACCCGCAGTCGAGCTCTTGCTTGTAGCTGCCACACCTGACGAACCATTGATCAGTAGTCTCGATGTTCCCTTTACCGCTGACGCTGGTGATGACATTGTGGTCGGTGTTGCGACGATGGATGTGCCCACTGATGAAGACATCAGCCTGCCATTGCGATCGGGTTGCTTGATGCTGGGGGATGCCTCTGCCTGATTCACCGCCGCCACCATAGCCGTGATGAAGGAAGATGCGCTTGGTTCGCACATCAGCTTTACCTGTTGTTCTATCGTTTTTTTGTAGGAGGTAGCACCAGTCTTCACCGTAGATAACGGGAGAGTTGTGTTGGGTTCTCAGTGAGTGGGTGAGTCTATCAATCAGGTCGATCTCGTTTCTCTTGATAACTGCTGCCTCATGATTACCTGGCGTAATCAGGCATAGGATAGAGGCGTAAGGCTTGAAGTATTCCAGTGCTGTGCTGCTAATCAAATCAAAGTAATTACTGCCGCGATGCTCGGGTCGCAGCGTCTTTGGGTCGGCCCGAGGGTCGTATTTACCCTGCATCACATCGAAGAGATCGCCCACGATTACTACCGGGGCGTTCTCTGCGAGTGCATAATCCAAATGCTTTTTCAAGAAGGCTCGGTCGCAGTGCGCTGAATCCCAATGGAGGTCGGTCAGTGCTAGAAATCGGAAGCGGCTTCCCGATTTCGGGAAGCTCACTCGGAGTTCATGAACACGATCGGTTATAGTCCCACAAGACCAACGCTGTTTTGGCTTTGCCAAATGCGGTCTCCTAAAAAAACTATTCAACATTGTGTGCGTCTAAGGTAAACAACGCAAATCGCTCGCACTTTAGCTTGGGTCGGGGGATGATAAGAGGTGGTGATGCGTCTTACATATTTGGTGTTGTCATCATGAAGGTAACCCTTGTTCACCAACATATCGATGACCGCTTTGTTCGTGTTGTCCAAATCGCGCCGGTGCGTCCAACCTTCGCCACCATGTATCTCGATGTTGATCTCTGCCAGCCCTTCAAGAGCTTTCCCCCTAGGGATGAGGATCGCTACCTCGGCGAGCCATGCCATATAGCATCGGGCTTTATAAAATTTGCCGCGCCGACCCGAGGCGCGGAAGAGTTGGTTAGTCGAGGGTGGTATCGGAACCTCGAGCCTTACTACAGTTGCAATTTTATCTGCCATCAGCCTCCTTAATCGGTGCAATGACAGCTAACGGTGTCATCGAAATCGGGGAACATTGGGAGTTGCATTCTGGATTGTTTCAAGATGTTTTCATAACTGGGCCGGTCTTTTCGGAAGGTGTGGTTCTTTGCAGTCGCCACCCCGAGCATCGATCTCTCTTGCTCGATCCACCAGTTCAAAGCTTCTGGGGTTTCCCGTGCGACAAGGTCGGTTCTGTAACGGCTTTTTAAAAAGCACCCTTGGCAGTTTCCTTGGTGCATCGGGATATCTAAGCTAAAGGATTGCTTTGCCCAAAAGTTCGTCACATCTTGAAGGGTGTGCTTTGCTTCATGCAAAGGAGTAACGGCAGGATTTCGCCTCCTGTTCTTCTTGATGTTTGATACTCGCCTCGGCTCGTCGTAGCGCAGACCGATAAGCTGATCATGCTTGCGGAACTCAGCCCCGAGAGTATCTTTCGCCCATCGGTCAAGAAGAAGAATCTTGAGCTCGACCGTGCAGAACCTAGCAACCGGGTTCGGTAAGTACTGCCTCTCTTTTATTAGCACGGTGAAGGGTTCGCCGTTGCGTGCTGCGGTTTCGTGGGTAACAAGCTTCCAGCGTGGGGTGGTGGCTTTGCCTGCATACTCAAGCCAAACGATATCAACGCCCCATTCTTTTGATATCTGTTCGATAAAGTCGAGGGTCTTCGGATGCTCAAGCCCGGTGTTAGTGAACACCACCTTGACATAATCAGGGAGCTTTCCTTCATGCGCTTCAAGGACTTTGGCCAGCATGAAGGCTGAAGTTCTACCACCCGAGAAAGATATCACCGAGGGGGACTTAAGGTAATAAGCAGACCTCACGGTCTGGCTTTTATTTTCTGTAATAAAACCTCCGCATCTTTCCTTACACCGAGGTTGTAGCTCTTCCAGTTCTTGAGGTGACCGAGCATGATGTGGCAGTTGCCACCCGTCTCGCACAAGGTCAGGAGGTTACTGGGTTCGAGTTCGAGATTTGGGTAGAGGTGGAATGGGTGAATATGGTGCACCTCGAGCTTGTCCTTAGTCCCGCACGCTGCGCAAGTCGGGTTGCGTTTGAGGTGTGCACCTCGCACCGCTGGCCATCTCGGTGAGCGGGCAGGCAACCCGGCAAAGTATTCGGTGATGGTTTTCACGATGCTCATGGTCGCTCCTCCAGTCGTGACACGATGGTCAGGTAGCCGATAGCATCAACGAGGTTATCCCGTTTGTGGGTGTTCGACTGTCTCACGATCTTAAGTGCTGCCATCAACAATCCCACATCGCTCGCACTCACCCGCTGACCGGGTGCGAGTTGGCTTCTCAGGAGCGTCGTCCAGATCTCAGCAATCTGGCAGAAGCTCTCGCTCGGGTCACCATACTGGAGGCCTCGCTCCGAGATGATGCCATCGACTTGGTGAAGAATGTCCTGGCTATTTGTCTCCATGTTTTGCTATCTCCCGGTCAAAGGTTTTGCGGTCATCAAGCATGGTTGCGATCTCGTCTTCAAGAAACTCGATACGCTCACGCAAGTTGCGGTGCGTAAGGGGCTCCAGCTGCTCGTATTTTGCGATCTTGTCTTTAAGACGCTTAATGACCCTCCGATAGTTTTCGCCCGCAATACGCGCCCCGTGTGCGGCCCTGAGTGCGGTTGTGGTTAGCCCAGTCGCACGCACCGCGCAGAAGCGGCACGCCCAAGCCTTGCGGCCTCGCCCTATAGGGTAGCCACCACGGGCTATCGAGCGCCCGCACTGCTTGCAAAGATTAGACATTTTCGTTTATCCCTCTTATAGAGTGTGGATTATGGGATAAATGAGAATAAACCCTTATATATCTAAGACTTAGAGAGTGTCTTAGTATTATAAGAACGAATTTTATGAGTTCTTCTTTCTGGGATAATCTCATTAATCCGCTTATCCTGACTCTATAGAGCGGATAAATGAGATTCGGTGTGAAACTGGTCATTGATTGTGCCTCCTAAGTTACTGAGAGTTTTAAAGAAAACAGCGCCTGAAGGGCCGCTTCATGCGCTGTGTTTTAGGTGGTCGTTTGTTCATGATCACGAAGCTGGTTTCGTGATCATCCGTTGTTTGTTTCCTCGCCTGCCAAGCCACGCCATGCCGAACCGCGCCACGCCACACCGGGACCCGCCTCGCCTCGCCTGCCCTGCCATGCCATTACCTGCCTCGCCGTGCCCAGCCGCACCGAGCCGGGCCATGCCACGCCGTGCCTTGCCAAGCCGCGCCTGCCCTGCCTCACCAAGCCTCGACGCGCCAAGCCGCGCCCCGCCTGCCTCGCCTGCCATGCCCCGCCTTACCATACCCCGCCTCGCCAAGCCTCGCCCAGCCTGGCCTGCCACGCCAAGTCACGCCTTGCCTTACCGCACCTTGCCTCGCCTCGCCTGCCGTGTTACCTGACAGCGGTATCGATCGCTTGCCAGACTGCTGCCAACTCGGTGAAGGCAGCGTGCTCGATCCTAATGTTCTTGAGCCGACGCTTGAGGTGGTCAAGGTGTTGCTCAAGAAGCTTGGGGTTGCTGGTAACTTGTTGCGCTGGGATGTAGCGCCGCTCGTTTTCTTCATCCTCATTCATGACGGTGATGGAGACAAAGGCCTGCACGGGTTTCGTGTCCGGTAGGTCTTCATCGACGATAGTCACGCAATTGATCACTAGCCTTGCCTGATGGATGCGATACTCTTCAGCAGCGGTTGGGTCATCCCATTCAAACACATCATGAAGCAACGCCTTTACGGGTCTGCTTTCCTTCACGATCTGGGAAGGTGTAAGCTCCCCGTGTTTGTCATTGATGCGGGCGAGTTCATCGCCCACATCTTCTGCCTTCTTCCCTGCAACGGATCGCCCTGCTTTAAACTGGTACATACTATTTAGCCTCCCATGAAAAATTGCTCACCACTTTGAAGCGACCATGATCGCCGTTTTTCTCTGGCCTCCACTCACCGACTCCAACGGAGAACCCGCCAAGGTTAATAAGGTTGACCAGTTGATCTTGGGAAATCGCTCGAGTGTTAAACTCAATAGCAAGCGTTACACCCCAGCGCAAGAACTCTGGGCGATAGCGTAAGTCCGTTCCACTAATGCCGACTTTGACCTTGTCGGTTCTCATGTAGGGTGGTGTATCTTCTGGATAGATAAGCGGAGTTAAGTCGCCGCCATCCTTATCACGAGAGATAAAGAACGCCTGCCTTGCTCCAACCTTGGTGAACTCCTTGCCTAAGCTTGTTACCGCAGTAACCGCACAATCTTTAAAAGCAATGATCTTCATGCCGGGGCGACCATCGGGAAGACGGTAGAACGCTCCCTCATAGTCTTGTACCGGGTCTCGTTTTTCACGGCCCTTGCTTGCTGTGCCAGCTTGCTTCTCTTGCATTTTTTTCTCGATTTTTGGATCCCAAGCATGACACAAGAAAGGCGTTATGCCTTCGAGGTTTATCAGGATTGTTTTTAGATCTAGAGTAAGAAGTTTCGTAGGTGCCGAGATGGTTGGAACTTCAAACTTAGGTAATGCTTTTGCTGTAGTAGCCATTGAGTCTTTATCTTTCTGAAAAGTAGTTAAGTAATGCGCCCGACACAATGCCAGGCGCAGAGGTGGTCACTGACTAGAACGGCAAGAGATAATCCCTTGCAGGTACATACGCCTTCTTCTCGTTGTCGTAGACCACAGCATTCGCCCAGGTTGGATTGCCGAGTTCAGCGTAAGCGAGGTCATAATCCCAGAAGGTTCCCTGCTCGACGCCATCACGACTAACAAACACCTTCCGGTTTTTGTCTTCTGCCACGGGTGCCGCGATCACGGGTGCGGGCTTCGCTGCCGGAGCTCCGGGAGGAGGAGGAGGCGCCATCGCTGGGGATGCGGTGAGCGGTGCGCACATGATGACCTTCGTCTTCAGCCCGTCCGCACTTGGCCCCACGGTGATCGTAAACTTCTTGTTGATGAAAGTATCTGGGTCGATATCTTCACCGTTGATAAGTGGCCTGCCGAGCATCTCCCTGATGAGCTTGCCGAAGTTGTTAGACATCGTGAGCTTAGTGGGTGTCCACCTCGAGGTGGTCTTCCGAGCGTGTACGCCCTCGACAATCTCAAACTCCCAAGCGTAGGAAGTTCCTGAGTCGGGAAACTTCGCACTGGGTTGCATCTCCTTATACCCAAGAAGCTTTGCTGCATAGGTTCCGGTAGGTACTGAAAACTGATCTGTAGAATCACAAACTCTGAGCACTGCCATTGAAATCTCCAAGGTTATTTTGAGTAGGTTGTTGAATAGTTACTTTGCGCCAGCGTTTTTTATCACCTCGACCGCCTGTTCCAATCATCTCGACTTCGCCGTCGTTGACTAGGGCTTCTAAGTGTTTCCTAACAAATGCCTGTCTTTGTCCGCTTGCCTCCTGTATGTATTCCAAGGTGTAGTAGGTGTCCTTGTCCAGCACTTCGATGATGGACTTCTTTCGTGCGGTGGTATCGACTTGGTCTTTGTCACCGAGTCTTACTAGTTGCTCATCAACAAAGTCGATAAGCACTTCGTATGGGGTCGCTCTACCGCAGCGCCCCGTGGTCGTGATCAGCCTTCTGGTTTTGCTTTTGTTACCGTAGCCGCCTTCTTCCCTGGTGAAGTCCATGCAGATATCCACTGCTGAAGACAATGCACCCGAGCCTCGGGATGCGGTGTGGTTCTCGCCGCCACCCTTGCGATGATGGTGAACAAGGATGACTGACATCCCCGGCTTAGTGATGAAGTCGAGAGCGTTGATTGCTTGTTGCACTTCGGTCGCAGAGTTTTCATCTTTCACCGGCCAGATCTTTGAGATGGTGTCGATGATCAAAACACTGAACCCGTCACGCTGCATAATGAAGGCAAGCTGTGCGACATACTCGAACCATTGCTTCATGGTCATCTGTGCCGTGAATGGTTTGCACCAGACCCCGTGCTGGTCTTCATCGCCTACGCCAGTCTCTGCGTGTCGGTCAATCCAAAAGTCTCTGTGCTCTTCCGATATAACTAAGGCCTTACACTTATCAACCTTCTGCCCTAGAAAAGAATCTCCGATAATCCATGACTTCAATAGGCCCGTTAGTAGTGTTGTTTTGCCGATCTTCCAGATGGCACTGAACAAAGTCACACCACCCCCAGTGACGAAGCCGTACCAGTGCCAGACCCGCTCCGTCGTATCCCGTTTCATCTTTCCGATGATCTCATACTCAAGCCCGGTCACTGGGTCGGGCTCGATCTTTAGCGGTGCATCTTCAGCCTTCGCCTTATGCAGAAAGTTAAGTTCAACTTCAGGTTCGCCGAACCCTGCACTCGCAAGAGCCCGAGTTGCTGCGGTAAAGTTACCGTCATGGGATAACAAGGTGTAGGCAGCAAACTTGCTGTAGGCCTTCGCCTCTTGAAAGGGTGCAGCGTTCGATGAGAACACATAAAGCATATCGCCAGAGCCATCAGTGCGGCAGTGCCCGGTCGTGCCTGAGATGCCATCGTCTTTACCAGCCCTGCGCCAATAGATTTTGTCCTGACCGATGCGGGAGATCTCCCAGCCAGCACCATGCAAGATGGTTGCCCAGTCGGCTCGCTCGTTGTAGTCATCGCCGGGGCGCTTGCGGTTGTCTCTGATTTCGCCCGCTTGTATCGGTAGTGTAAACTTCTCTGGGAACTTTCCGACATTTTGTAACACCGCCACGGTGACCATCAGATCAAAGTCGTCCGAGTCTACAGGCAGAGCGGGTGCAGGCAAGTCCAAGAGCGAATTGTTTTCCCAGCGGTAGAGAAGCCCAGTCGGGTGGCACTCTTCCGTTGATCCCGGTGCCAGGACATAACCATTCGACCCCTTAATCTCGATTAAGGTTTTGCCCTCGGTACTCTTCGCAAGCTTGAGGTTCTTACGCTGAACACCAAAGCAATAGATGTGTCGCCCGCCATTCGGGGTGACTACGATAGGGCACGAATCCAAAGCGTAGAGCAAGCCTTCTTGCTGGCAGTCTTGGCGGTACTGGGCGTAAGCGTCGCCGGTTTCGATGTCGATGACAGCGAGATCGTTGCTGAGTATCCCGCCCACGATAGCGACGCCGTTGCGAGTTCCTTCTGGCCACCACGCATCGACCTGCTGCGGGGTTGCCCGAGCGCCTGTCATGAAGGGTAACCACGACCCGACCACGGTTGCCGGGCCTTTGCTTCCATTGGGTGCGATAGCGATTACCGAGAGACCCATTGCCAGATATTTAAGGGCGCATTCCTTTGCTGTCATTTCATCAACTCCAGTTCTTTCATGAGTCGCTCGAGCGTCTCCTTGACTTCCTTCATGAGGTTGCCGGTCTCATCCCAGCGATCGATGTTGTCGAACTCGGCCTTGCTGTGGAGGGTTTCCCAGCGCTTATCGATCCGCATCGCTGTGCCCTGTCTCGTCAGGTTGTAATGATTTTCGCCTTTGAGTAGTGTCCACATCTCGAGGAAGGTGAGCTCACGATCGGGCCAGAGTGATTGCTCTTGCTGTAGCCACCACCTACCGTCAGAGAGGTAGACCACATAAGGCTTGCCGATGTCCGTCTTGCCCTGACGGGTGCAGAGTTGCGAGATGATCGTCACCCGTGGTTTCGTTTCGGGAAGGTTCATGCTTGTCTCCTTTTCTGTTTCTTTACAGGCTCTTCAATCATCGATAAGTTTTTAAAAGGTGACGCCCACAATGATTCGAGCTGGGCATTGTCAGCCTTAAGCTTTTCGTTTTTTCTGGCAGCGGTCTGAAGGGATAGCTTGTGGTTCCCTAGTGTCGTTCGGAGAGTTTTCAGCATGGCCTTGACCTGCTTCAATTCGTCTTTAAGTTTGTTCATTTCCAAGGTTTGGCGGGCTGAGAGGTTCAGGCTTTTGGTGTAGCAAAGATTGCAGAGATCTTTGAACCCATACTTTTTTACCACTGCCTTCCCGCACTTATCGCAGGTCATAAAGTTTCTCATGCCGACTCCTCCTGCGCATCGAGGGCAGTCTTCGCCTTGGCAATCATGTCCTCGCGGGTGAGCTCGGTCGCGCAATAGATTGCGTGATCGAGGGTGTCGGCTTTCGCCCAGCGTGATTGATTATGTACCCAATACTTAAAGTGCATCGAGGTGCTAACCTCACCGGGCTTTGAATAGAGTGTGCCCCACGCCCGCTTGACAGAGATCTTCTCGCCACCGGGAAGAGCGAAGGTCGCCGAGGCGATGTCGTAGGTCGGGTCAAACTCGTAGTCCTGACGATGACACTGGGCCATCCAAGGCGGGAGAGAGGCGAAGTATTCCTCACGGCGTTTCTTCTCTGAGTTCGTGCAGACCACATCATCTTGCAGCCCACGGGTGATCGCTGCCTCAATGCCTTCTCTTATGTCGTTCGGTATCGCTGCCATTAAATCGCTCCCTTTAAAGTTGCTTCCTTAATCATCAGTTCTTCGCGGTAAATCTTTACGGCCTTGGGTGCATCGATTGCAACCTTCATCCTTGGCCCGTCCATCGTGAGATGCACGATGACGGTGTGTTCACCTGAAATAAACCTGAGAGACTCGCCGCTCTTGCGGGTAAAATTAAGCATGATAAACCTCCTTGTTAAATCCACTCGATCGTGATGCGATACCCAACGAGGGTAGTGTGTTTCCCAAATCACGATCGGGGTGGCTCGTCTTCGAGAATCGCGTCAGCGAGGGTCTCGAGCATATGGTTGATGAGCGCCGTTGTTCTGGCGTCATAGATCCCGTGCTGAAATTTGGTGCTCGGTGCGTCTGCACTTTGAGCGTGGTCAATCATGCGCAAGAGAAGGTCACGAACATATTCGATGTAGTTCTCTTTAATCGGCATTACGATTTAAGCCAGGCTCTCGCCTGCTCCACTGCGTCAGAGACGAGTTTGGTTTCTTTCTTCTTTGTGAGCTTTCGCTCTACGGGTGGCGGGTTAAGTTCGTCGTAAAACTGCGCCACCATCTCAGGCTCGATGCGTTTGCACCCGCCGATGCGATAGGTTTGAAGACGCACAATGCGGCCATCAATGACGATGCCTTGGCGCTCCCAGCGGTAGACTGTTTGCAGGTTCACATTGAAAAGCTCGGACAGTTCGCGAACCGAGACAGGTCGTTTTGGAATTATGATGCGTGTCACTTGTTGTTAGATCCCTCGTGTTAAAAAAGCGACGCAGTAAAAAAGGATAAACTGCGTCGCCTTATCTCATCCCGAGTGCGAATATCGGAAACACTCAGGACACGGGTAATCTTCACTATTTGAAATTATTTACCAAGCATACTGTGGTACGACTCTGGTACGACTGCGGTACGACTGCGGTATTACTAGAAGATAATAGCGATATGATTAGTATTATTATTGAGGTGTAGAAACGAAAAAAGCCCAGCGTTTCGAGCGCTGGGCTTTGATTTGTTTTACGTTAAAGCACTTAGTTATTCGGGTGGTAAGATGGGTAGTTTACAGGGGGGGGGTACTTGAATCGTTAAGGGTATACCCTTCGTTTGAGATGAGGACTTTTCGCTTTACGAGATTCGACAATAGGCCCTTAGTGACAGCGGCTTCGCAAGTCACACCCGTGCCTGTAGGGTTATGGACGCTCATGAATTTAATTATTTGGTCGCCCTTCATGCCAGGGTTGCGTTCGACTTCGTTCACAATTTTTAGTTCTTCGTCTGAGAAATCCATCCACGACATTTTGCTGTCCCTCCTTTTAGCTACTACATTTAGCACTGCAGAATCATTATACCCGCCACCGGAAGTGCCCTCCGAATCATTGTATAGATATTTGTGCATTGCTTCTTTTGCCGCTTTTTCTATTGCCATGTCAAAAATCAAACTCATGGGCGAAATATCCTTAGTAACTGGGGAAGTCGTTCGTAGAAAAATTAAGATAACACTATTTTCCACTAAATCTAAATAAAATATTTAAATTATATTAAATAATTTTTGGCACTATTTACCCTCGGGCTACGCACCGTGCCATATTTAAAGCAAGATCGTTGCGTTTCTCGGCATAAATTTGCGTTGCGTCAATGGTCGAGTGACCTAGTTTTGCTTGCGCGCCTTCGAGTCCGTGAGTCTTTCTAGCCTCCGTTGCCACGGTGTGTCTTATCTGGAGCGGTGTCCAGTGCTCCATCGGTATGCGCTTCTTGGTTGCTACTTGGTACGCCTGTTTGCGGTCGGTTCGGTTGCCTGCCTCTCTGGCGAGTCGGCCCTCGTTGTATCTTTTTTGTGCGCCCTCAATGGCTCGAGCGTAGCTGTCGGCGCTGATCATACCGCTATGGCCAGCATTGCGACCAACACCACGCTGGCACCAGACTGCGTCGGCATCCCATAAAGGTTTGCGTACGCTCTTCATTAGTTCGATAAAGGATTCGTGGATGAAGACCATGCGAGTGTCGCCTCGGTGAGAGTTCTTGTGCTCTGCGGGAGAATAGCAAAACATACCAGGCTTCTTTTCGACAGCAGTAATCTCTGACCAGCGCATCGAACAAAGTTCTTTAACCCTCATGCCTGTTTCCATGTGAACTTTTAACAACGCTTGGTAGAGCGGTTTGAGGTGCGGCATGATCAGGTCGATGTACTCGACCGGCACGGGTGTGATCTTGTCAGGGTTCCTGAGTGTTGGGGCGGTACGCCAGTTGAGGTGCTGCACGCACGCCAGCGCTTGGTAGGTTTCAATCGGCACCAGTTCCCACTCAACACCCAACTTGAACACCTGCCTGATCTTGACGATGGCACCATTCACGGAAGAGATGCAAAGTTTTTTTCGGGGTGCGCCTTCCGACTTGGGGATGATGTCACGGTTCACAATGCCAGCACGCACTGCCAACAACACCGAGGGTGTGAAGTCTTTTATTTTCATCTCAAGGTAAAGATCGAGTTCTCTGAGTGCAGATTTGACAACGCCGAGTTGCGATGTGGGTTTGCCTGTGACTGGGTCTCGGTAGTAGACAACGGCGTGTTTGATGTAGGCGTTGACCAAGTCAGCAACGACTGGCTCGTTCGCAGGGGCGACGCGGGGAGTAACCTCTTCGCTGAGCAGCTCCGCCACCCAGCGGAGGTAAGCTTGCTTTGTGCTGGCTAGGCCCCAAGGGCCGAACCAGATTTCTTTTTTCGTCCGAGGGTCAGTAGCATAACCTCGGTCGGTTCCCTTATGATGACAGAATTTGGGGGTTCGCTTCATGCGTCGGCTCCTGTGATGTTGTCTTGCTGCGGGGTTGCAGGCAAGACGGTTAACATCATAGGGCCTTTAAAGCCTTTCCGTCAATGACGGATTTTTAATTTTCCAAATTCGCCATAAGTCTAGTCGGGGATACAGGATTTGAACCTGCGACCTCTTCCACCCCAACCGAGAAAAAAGACAACACGAAAAGCCCGCTGCTGATAGCGTATCTTGTAGGCTTTATATAGCCTTTTGCGTTAAATTCTTTACGCATCTTTATGCAGGTTTACGCATGATTTAAAAAGCAATTCCGTCAGACTTCCGTCAACCTCCGACCCCTTCCCCAGCGTGGAAGTGGTCGCAGTTTTTCTCGGGTTGCCCTCAACCTGCGACCTCTTCCCAGTGCAGGAAGAGCCTCCGCATGAGGTAGCCCCTGACCAAGCTGGCCAAGGTAAACACCCCACTCATGGTCAGGTTTTGCGTGGTCGTGGTTTCGATTCCCATGATTGAGAAGAGCGTGATCTGGATGAGTAGGGATACAAGAAAGCCTGCGCCCGTGTTCGCAATAGATTCGACCAGGGACATTCGCCGGGTCTGGCTAGTCATCGAGATCGGGTGTGTGAAAGATGGTTGCGCCGTTATGCCAGCCGCCATCGATGCGCTTTGAGCCAGCGCCGTCGAGCTCCTTCGGGATCACGCAGTCGTTGGGGTGATAGAGGGTTTCAAAGCGGGTGTGTCGGGCGATGAGGACTTGAATCTTTTCCTCGCTTCCCGGTCGTGCTAGCGTCGGCCCAAGCGGTGGCACCCTGAGTGAGTCGCGCTTGTTTTCCTCTTCCGCTTTCACGCACCCGAGCGAGTGCGACATCTTCGGCGTGTCGGGCCCCGTGCTCTTATAGCATTGGCGGCAGAGTTGCCTCGCCTCATGGGGCTTGCGCTCCCCGCATGAGATGCAGGTGATGAGCCTGCGTGGTATGCGATCGTAGCACTTGATACACAAGCCCTTCGCCCGGTGTGGTCGCCTCTGCTTGCAGGTGATGCAGGTAATCTCAGCCATCCAGTTTGCCTTTGGTTTTGGGTGGTATTTCGTAAGGGTCATTACCTCGGCCCCGTCTGATCTTCTTAAGCTTGACCTGAAAGCGGGGGTCGCTCAAGTCGATGAAGTTATCATCGAGGGATTCAAAGCACTTCTTGCTCGAGCCGTGTCTCGCATATTCAATGACGAACTGTTGGATGAGGAGCGGCATCAAGCTGTTGACGTAATCGCTGTCCACCCCGAAGGTGATGACTAACCTCCGTAGCATCAGCGTGCGTAGGTCTTCGGGATCGCTGGCTTTGGCGCCGTTATCCCGATCGCTGTAGCATTGCTCTAAGTGTTTCAACCAAGGGTCTTCTTCCATGTGTGTTCCCTGTCTAGAGAGCGAGAGACCCGAGGAGCCAGAGGAGGAGCTTTGCCAATTTGAGGAAAGGTCGATCGGCGTAGCAGTGGCAACCACCATAGAGGGTGAACCAGCAACACCATGCGACGAGCATTCCAGTGATGACCCTGTGGAAGGTAGTCATTTGTTTTTAAGATCGAATCGACTCTTGATATAGGCAAGAGTAGTCCCGCCAGAAATGGCTAGGGTAAAAATGGCGGTGACCATTTTGGTTAGCGAATCCGTGAGCGTTGCACTCTCGGTACTATTAACCATGCCCACGATCACCGCGAGACTCACACCTTGGAGCACAAGGGTTGTCCAGAACTCTGAAGTCTTCCAACCTGACTTTAACTTATCCATGAGGCACTCCTTATTATTCGTTCATCGTCCCTCGGAATTTCCATTTATCAACCGCCTCGTAATAACTTTTCGCTAAACCTTTTTCTTTCTTGGCTTTACGG